ATCTGGGTTTCTTCGTGAACGTGTAGAACGCCCAGTCTGTCAGCTCGCTCAGGGCAAACGAAACGGCAGACGCCAGTGCCACCACGGGGACCGCCAGTTCGTAGCTGATGAAGATACCGACCAGCATAGTGAGGAGGATGTAGTGACCGACCTTGCGCTGGGCAAAGTCCCGGATCACAAAGATGGCACCGACGACGGCGGCCATCGGGGAGAACGTGCCGAACGGTGTGTCGAACAGGGGTACATAGCTGAACCCGACGTTGACGATCACGATGGCACAGATGTAGAGCCCAACCCAGATGGACCCGTTAACGAGTTCATCGATGGTGATATCATAGTTGTCTTGTTTCACGGTATAGCTCCTTTCCAAAGGTGGGAGGGGCGAACCCCTCCCGATTGATTTAGCTTAACGCTGCCACGGCGGCGTCTGGGCTGGTGCCTGACCACCTTGCGGTGCCGGTTGCGCCTGTCCGCCCTGCGGGGGCTGGGTATAACCCTGTTCCTGCGCGCTGGGTGCCTGCGGTGCCGCCTGCTGGGGGTCGGTCTGCGGGGCTTGCGGTGCAGCCTGTTCGGGCTGGTAAGCCTGTTCGGGCTGCTGGTAGCCTTGCTGTGGCTGCTGGTAACCCTGTTGCGGGGCAGCCTGTTGCTGGTAACCCTGTTGCGGGGCAGCCTGTTGCTGAGGCGGTTGCTGGTACTGCTGGGGTGCCTGACCCTGCGGAGCTTGCCAGTTCTGCTGCTGCGGCTGCTGGGGCTGTTGCTGATAGCCCTGCTGGGGCAGTTGCTGAGGCTGCTGGGGCATAGTCGGACCAGCGGGGGCAGCGGGACCGTTCGGCGGCTGGCTACCGGCACTGCCCGGCTTGTTACCGTGGATGTCGAAGTAGGCCTTGATCTCGTTCGAGGCCCCATAGTCACCGGAAGCGGGACGGAGCTTGATCTTGCCCTTGAACGGAATGCCGTGCAGCTGCTGCGAATCTTGAGGTTGCGGAACGCCTGTCACATGACAGATCGCGGACAGCTCGGAATACGCGAGCTCGACAGCCGTCGGGTTCGGGTTCTGGATGTTGAGACCGGTGAAGATCTTGCGGTTGGCGTAAGGCCCGCCTTGGACCTGCATGACCAGCACCAGACGAACACCGTCACCCTTGGACGTGGGCTTCAGTTCGGATTCGACGATCATCAGATCGACCATCGTGTCGTCCGGGATCGGCTGGAATTCCTGTTGCGGTGCGTGTTTTGTGGAGTCGAAATTCAGACTTGCCATAGGGTAAAGCTCCTAGCTAGGTTGTGCAAGCTCACTGAGCCTGCGGTTGACCCGGTGCCGTCGCACCGAGAATCTTGTTGATGACATTGCCGAGGTCCGGCCACTCGTAATAGTCGAGGGCACCGGAACGGTCCTTGGCATCAACCTGAAAATCAGACTGGGTCTGGAGGAAGTGGATATCCTTCTGGGTCTGCGGATCCTTGTTCTTACCCAGCATGAAGACTTCGTCGAACAGGTACGGAAGTGAAGGACCGACAACCTTACCGGGCATCTCAGGACCGTACATCTGTTTACCGGTGACTTCATCCTTGTTCATCGCTTGCTTGGCCGACATGTAAATGTGATAACCTTGCAGATCCCGGAACTTCTTGACCGTGTCCGTCATCTCTTCGATCAGAGCCCCGTAAGCCTGACGAGGGTCTTTCGCCAGCTTCTTCGCGTTCGAGAGCACCTGTTCGGCTATCTCGGTAATGGAGTCGAGGCAGATAGATTGGAATGTAGACCGTGCTTCGTTGCTACCCTGTACCCAATTGAAAGCCTCAGTCAAGTCGGTCACATTGTTGATCTGCCAGAACGGGAGATTGTACTCACGAAGGGACAGCAAACCGGACTCGGCAGACAGGATCAACGGGTTAGGTAGCGTGGCACAGAGGCGAGTCTTACCCATACCCGAGCGCCCATAGACCAGCATCTTAATGCCGTTGGCAGACGAAGCGCCGCTTGTGGACTGGAGTTTGTTCATACTCATTAGCGTTACCTCATACAAGGAAGGTCCAGTGTAACAGACACCGAACCCCCCTGCCTTACCGAGTTGGATGTTATTTGGAACCGACGTCGATGGAGTGCATCGCGTGTTTGACGGCGAGGTCGGTGAATTCGAACCCTACCAACTTGAGGCCGCCGTCCACCGTATAGGCGAGCTTGTTGGTGTGCGGATGATCCCGGAAGACGAGGACACGTTTGCCCTTGTAAGTAAGATCAGCGAGGTTGTCCTCGACTGTTGCCTGTTCCGCGTTACCAACTGTACCATAGTCACCCGGCGCGATGTAGCCACCGGTCGCCTGCGCACCCATCGGGTTTGCCACCGCAGCCAGTGCTTCGTCCAGCTCCTTGGCAGCGCTGGTGCCGGCCACCATCTCGCGCATACGATTCAGCTCGTTCTCGGCCAGTGCCTTGTTACGCAGCCGGTTGAGGTGCTTATAGAACAGTTTTTCCTTCTCCCCGTGGGCGAGGTACTGGCTCGGGTCGACTTTCTGAACGACCCACTTGTACGAGTAACCCGCGTTGACATCGATGATCGGTTCGTTGTCCACACCGGTCACCTTCACGCAGGTGTAACCGGAGTACGGGGATTCGACGACGACCGTGTCACCTTCTTGGATGTTCCAAGCCAGCGGTGCCTTATAGTGGTAGCTCTTTTCCGATTTTTCGAACTTGACAGACAGTAGGGCAAAGCCTTCGGTCAACAGTGTAACGAGCATTGAAGTCTTCACTTGTGTTTCTCCATTATATCGTAGAGTGCCTTGTCGGCGTTGATTGTGGTGTGCTGCACGAACATTTCAACAAACTCGTGATTTTTAGTCAAGCCCCTTCTTGATAGCGCCGTATACCCCTCGATCCCGTCGATGTAGGCTTGGTGTAACTTGGACCCCACGGTGATCTCGTAGGGGCACAGGATGTTGGTCGGGTTCACGGCTTGGTTAAATGGATCCCATGCCGTGTGGGCCTGTGGATACGGCGCTTTCATGTTAAACGATCTCGATGGTTGGTGTGCCGGGCTTGGTAGTGACACACTGATTGAACAGTGCCAGCGGCTCGGGCTTCAGGTGTTTTTTGTACTCGCTGACGGACAGGTCTGGCTTCAGACGGACCAGACGGTCATAGACGTCGATGTTGAACTGTTCCATCATCTGGGACGCCAGACCGGCATCGAGCATATCCTTGTCGACCCGGCGATACATCGACTGCTTCACCTTGACCTTGCGGTGATCCGGCAGCTCGTGGGTACTGGTGCCCTCCTTCGGGTTTTCACCGAACGTACTCCGGACGATCTGGGCGCGAAGGTGGGCTTCCAGCTTCTCCGCCGCTTTCTTTTGAGCGACGGCCTGTTGCCAGTCTTCCAGGAGTTTGTAGTAGGCTTGGTGGGCTGCGTTCATGTCTGTTACCTCGTGGTTGGTTGCTTTCTTGACCCTACACCCGTAGTTTAGACCGAGTAGACATCCTTGTCTACCTTATTTTCAGTCCAATCCGAGAAACTTGCGCCAGTGTACCTTGCGCTTGAGGAAGTCGTCCCAGAACCCCCAGACACCGCGATACTTGTACGTGATGAAGATGGTCCAGACACCGTCAGGATCGACGTGTGTGATCTTGTGGTAGGTGCCGTGTTTCATCAAAATCATGTTCTTTAAAGGCCCAAAGAAGAAAAAGAACTAGACCACCGAGGCCCACTGCCATCGATCCAACCATTGACCAAGTCATCTTATGCTCCTTTCTTACACTGGTTGAAGTATTCACTTGCCACTTGGTCATAGTCACCTACTCGGGGACCGTTGTCAAAGAAGTTTGCCACTTTTTCGAGGTGGAGGCGCATGTCCACAATTGTGAGCGGGTTAGTATCGGTGGCCTTCGCCTTGTCGATGGCTGCCATAATAGTGGCGCGGTCCGTAGTACCCGCCTTGGCAAACATGGCAACCGCTTGTGTCTCGAAGTAGCAGTCTTGAATCGGGGCTGCCTGTGCGTTGTGGGCGAGCCCCAGTGCCAGGCCAAGGACGGCCCCGGCACTGAACTTGGCTAGGTTGCGGTCGAACTGTTTCATGGTGGCCTCCTTACTCTACCTTACGTGCCATACAGCGGCACAGTACGTCGTAGTGAACAGCCGGTTCCCAACGGTCAGGGATCTTGTCTACCGGGTTACCGTCTGCGTCGGTGAGTTCGTACTCGACCCACTCCATGTCGAGGGTATCGAGGTCAGTGATCTTGGCGAAGTATTCTTCTTTGTCCAGACTGAAGACGATCACTGTTTCGCCGATCATTTCCTGATAAGTGTCTACTGTGCGTGCCATGATGTTGCCTCCTCTCTTGGTGTACCCCCAGTGTAGACCAACAAGACGCAGGTGACAACCCTTTTTGTCTATAAATTTTTCTTTACCGTTCCCCTACTATGCCGTAACGTACTGGGTGAACCCAAACACCGGGGAGATCCCATGCGCTACGATGTTTCGCTGGACCGTATAGAGGTAGGTGTACCCGTCACCGGCCTTCCCGATCCCACGGTGGACGTCTCCATCTACTTGGACAACGCCTACCAAGAATTCGTTGTAACGGCAGACCGTAAGCTGGGCGAGGTCTGCCGTTACAGGCAACCGATGGTAATTGATCCTGAAACTCAGAACGCTGTTACCGAAACCCTTCACGGCACTGTCCTAATCATTGCCCACCTCGAGAAAGAATAATGTGCTCACTCTATGACCGGACCTATGCCCTACTGCGTGAACGGATGGCGACCACCAGCCTCCAGACTATCAGCCGTGAGTCCGACCTTCCATATTACTGGCTGAACAAGATATCGATCGGGGCGACCAAAGACCCCGGCGTGCGTAGAGTACAGAAGCTCTACGAGTACTTGACAGGGAAACCATTGGAGCTATCATAATGCACCACGAATACATCCCGGACGAGCTGAAGGCTCTTCCGCAATGGTGCTGCGCTTCGGACGGTCGGTTCGGCAAGGCTGGTATGCCTTTGAACCCTGTGACCGGTATGGCTGCAGACCCGACGGACCCTTCTACATGGGCCTCGTTCGAATACACGCTTGACATTGCCAGACGAATGAACCTGCCAATCGGCCTTATGCTGACCCGTGCAGACCCTTACACGATCATTGACCTTGATAACAAGGAACACAACCCGGCAACGCCCGACGAGATGGCGCGTTACCTGAAGATGATCGAGACGTACGATTCCTATACCGAGCTCTCCAACTCAGGCCGGGGCTACCATATCATCGTGCGCGGTGACATTGGTGCCGGGCGACGCCGCGACAAGATTGAGGTCTATAGCAACGACCGCTTCATGATCTGTACCGGCAACAGTTTCCACAGGGACGAGCCGAAGCCGATTGCGGACAGGCAAGAGCTGTTAAACATGCTTCTGAGCCAGATGCCGTCGGCTGCTGCTTCCATCGAACTCGACGACGTGGACGACCCGTTCAGTGACAGCCACTTGGTTGAGCTCCTGATGTATGCCCGTAACGGCGACAAGTTCAACCGACTGTGCCGGGGCGAGTGGGAGAACGAGCTCAACGAGTTCACGGGCAGGGTCTATGAATCACAGTCTGACGCCGACCACGCATTGCTAGCCTTGCTCGCCTTTCAGACACCGAGTAACGAACAGGTGCGGCGCGTGTTCCGGATGACAGCGCTGGGTAAGCGTGAGAAGGCGCAACGCGACAACTACCTGAACTATTCGCTCAGTAAGATCCGCGCCCGGCACATTGAGATGGGGCACAGCCACGAACGGCTGGATTTGGACGCCATTAACGCGGCTGCGTCCGTACCAGTACCCCCACAACCTACACCTACCCCCGCCCCCGTACCCGTACAACCTGCGGCAAGCCCCATACAAGGGACAATACCGCTACCCCCGGGACTGGTAGGGGAACTGGCACAGTACATCTACAGCACCAGCATTCGACCGGTGCCCGAGATTAGCCTGTGCGCCGCACTGGGATTGGTGGCCGGGATCGTAGGGCGCAACTTCAATACGCCCAAGCGTTCGGGCCTGAACCTCTATATCGCCCTACTCGCCCGCACAGGACGGGGCAAGGAAGCGATGGCCATGGGGATCAACCAGATGACCGACGCGGTACAGGCTTCTATCCCCACTGTCAACGAATTCATCGGCCCCGCGCGCTTCAGTAGTGGCCCCGCGCTGATTAAAGCGTTGGAGGACAGGCCAGCGTTCGTGTCGGTGCTTGGCGAGTTCGGTCTGTTTATGCAGGAGCTACGCGACCCCAAGAACCCGACCAGCAAGCACCTGAAGGGCGCCCTGCTTGACATCTACGGTAAGAGTGGTACCGGGGGCAAGGTGCTCAGCAGCGTCTACAGCGACCGCGAAAAGAACACACGGACCATCTACAGCCCCGCCTTGACACTACTGGGCGAGTCTACACCGGAAGAGTTCTTCGCCGCCCTCGATGAGTCGCAGGTTGTGAACGGACTAGTGGGTCGTATGGTGTACGTGCTTTATGATGGACCGCGCACCCCGGAGAATCCTGGCGCTGGGGCGCCACCGTCGCCGTTACTTGTGGACAAGTTTGCCAAACTGTTGGAGACGGTGCTGCGGATGCGCCAGAACAACAGCGTCGCGACCGTAGGGTATGATCAAGGCGCCCAAACCATACTCGACACGTTCAGCAACGAGTGCGACGCACGTATCAACGCCGCTAACGATGCCGTGACTGAGGGTATATGGAACAGGGCAGCCCTTAACGTCCAGCGGATCGCGTGCGTGCTAGCTATTGGCGTGAACCACCATAACCCGATGGTGTCCACAGTGGAGGCGCAGTGGGCGGTCGACATGGTGAATCGTAGCTGCCGTATGATACTGGCACGCTTTGAGGAGGGTAGTGTGGGTGCCAGCGATGCGACAGCCCCCGAGCGCGCCGTGCGGAAGTCGTTCGAGAACTACTGGTCGCTACCAGTGGACAAGCGCAAAGGGACCTACGGTGTGGCAGACGCGATCGTGTACCAGCCGGGCATCGTGCCATACACGTACCTGCGGCGCGTACTGCAAAGCAAGCAGCCCTTCAAGGAGGAACAGGGGCACCGGCGCGTGCAGGCGATTAAAGGAGCCCTCAAGGACTTGTGCGACGCGGGCGTGATACAGCAGGTGCCCCCGGAGCAACTGTTCAAGGAATTCGCTCACCGAAGCGAGTGCTATATCAAGGGTACATCGTGGTGACGGTATAAGAAACAACAACTTAGGGACAGGGACGTCCCAAGTGTTTGAAATCCAAGGTTTATTTGTTACTCAGGGAAGTGGTACTTCCCGCAGGGAAGTGGGTTAAGTGGTTGAAATCAAAGGAAAAGGACGCAGGGAAGTGGGGGAAGTGGTAAATACAGAAATATACCACTCTCTGCCATATAGAGTAACCGCACCCCCCTTAACGCTTCCCCTACTTCCCACTTCCTTATTCTATATATATATTATTTAAAAACAATAAGTTAAGTAATAAAGAATAGGGAATTATTTAGGGAAGTATAGGGAAGTAGAAATTAATATGTAGATTTGAATAACATAATGTATAGATTAGAGGGTTCAAATATGTTATGGGATTGGATGATAGAGTTGTGGGTATGGTGGCACGGAAGTGGTAGAATATGGGTAATGGGGTTGATTTTGCTGACTGGACTATGGTTACGGATAGAGGAGTGACATTGTGAACGTGCGTGATTATGAAAAGCGAGTAAAGCGTGCATTGCTCGAGTTATGTGAAACGCAAGACATGCATGACGCCAACTCCGACCACGGTTGGCCGAAAGATTCAACCATGATTTACTGGAACAACCAACTCTGCAAAACACTGAACAAGATGGCAGACGAAGAGGAGTGAGTGGTATGGGTGGACGTACGAGTTTGAATAAGGGTAAGCGCGGGGAACGGGAGGTGATTAAGTTGATGGAGCCTGTGCTGCACGGGGTCTATGCCGACGCTGGGTTGCTGGACGAGCTACCAAAAATGCAGCGGAACACGTTACAGAGTGATGATGGTGGCTTCGACATTGTTGGATTGGAGTGGCTGGCACTGGAGGTTAAGTACCAAGAACAGTTTAATTTGAATGCGTGGTGGGACCAGACCAAACGCCAATGCCGCAAAGGACACGAGCCTGTTTTGATCTACCGGAAGAACAATGTGAAGTGGCGAGTGCGCATGTTTGGTTACTTGCCGGCAGGAGCGAAAAGGATCCGGACGGTGTGCGACATTTCGGTTGATGCGTGGCTGGTATGGTTGCGGGAAAGGGTGATTGCGGAGCTGGAGTCCCGTGGAAACCTGTAGACTCGTTTGTAGATCCGTTTGTACCCGGGAAGCGGGGCGCCATCGCTCAAAAAATCTCATAAAACATTATAATCACCCCTCCCCTGCTCATAGTTATTCTCTATCGTGGGAGCAAAAGAAAGGATCCTCGTGATGAGGATCCATTTAGTGAGTCAGTTCAGAGAGTAATGAGGGCGCAAAACAGGATCCAAAATATGATGAACAGTAAAATGATCTTTTCCATGTTAGCTCCTACTTCTGGTGTAGCGCATTGATCACGAAGCGGGCAAAATCCTCTACCCCATCGGGATCGAAAACCATGCCATTGTCAAGCTGGTGTTGATACATGAGCAAATAAGAAAGCTCCAGCTTGGTGAGGTTGTTCACTAGTTGTCGGGCTCTAGCGCGTTGGCCGTTACGGTACGCAACCATCACGTTCTCGAGGCGCCCTTCCATCTTCGGTGGGATCTGTACAGTCATTGCGGTGCTCCTAATGGGGCGCGAACGCCCCTGTGGACATGGGATCTTACTTCTTGCTGTCGTTGGTAGCCTTGAACCATGCTTGGTACTGGGTACGCGCGGTATAGAAGTTGATACCGGAGCTTACACAGATGTTGATGACGTCCTTGCGCCCCAGATCCTTGTTCTCTTCGCAGATCTCCCAGACCTTGGCAACGCTCCCCTTCTGCCGCGGCTTCTTAGCGAAGTTGATGTCATCCAGCGGCACGGCATCATCAGCCTCGGGCGCTTGGGGAGCAGGCTCTTCGGCGGCAGCAGGTGCTTGGGGAGCAGCAGGCTTCATGGTCTGGGTCGGTGCCTTGGTCTCGGTCTGGATCCGGCGCCAGCTATACGCACCATCTTCACCTTCGATGGTATAGTGAGTCCCCTCAATAGGCTTCGACACGTCGCTGATGCGGGTACGGGCAGCACGGCGGGCATTGGCTTTAGTGGAATAAGTTTTCATGGTATCACCTCATGGTATGTTTAGTCAGCAGCAGCAGCTGCCTCACTTGGTACACTCTTAGAATAACCGATTTGGGCAGCAGCAGCTCGTTTTCATTTTGAATCAGCAGCAGCTGTTTGATTATGAATCCATATCGGTGTTTCCGGTCCTTCCTAATAATGACTCAACGAATCATTATTAGCGAAGGAGGGGAGGGTAGCGCCCTCCCCTGCTCGTTAGTCTCCTAACGAACTCATCCGACCTCGTATCTTATAACGTTGTCATCTGCATCCCACCACTCAACATAGGCGTACCCATTGGCCTGTGCGTAGTAGAAAGCTTCTGTTAGCGTTTCAAACTTAGATGATTCTTCGATGTTCATTTTGGTTGCCCCGTTTGGATGCGTCCGCATCATGGTAGCTATTGTGAAAAGGGAGGGTGACCCCTCCCCTACCCTGCCTACCACTCAAAGCTAATTAGCTCGCTCACTAAATCATTTGGTGTGTGAACAGTCAAACTGTTAGAGGTCTCATTGATTATTACCATACTGTGAACGTACTTAGGACATTGTAGCTGCTGGTTACAGTATGCTTGGATAATGGTAGCCGACTCAGTATTTGCCACCTCAATTTTACCAGTGAAATACTGGTCACCCTTTTGGTATGCGTGGTCAAAGTATGTAACGTACATGATAGGTGCTCCCTGTTGGTGTATCCCCATATTATGCTCCCCACGCAACAATTGCTCATCGTAGATTTGAATAATACCACTGCTCCCCTATAGGCAAATCCAATTAGATTTTGTTGCTCCCCTGCCCCATAATGTACTCATACCCACTAAGGAGTGACCCACAATGACTATGGCAGACATCCAAAAGGCTTTTGATTTAGTATTTCACGCTGATAACACTATTTGCCAGCGTCTATATACGCCGTCTGGAATCGATGTTATGACGATTGATAGCTCCAATAATAAAGTGCACACGATAAAGCTTGATCGCTTTTCCAAAACATTGTCGATTGACGTATTTGACAAAAAATGCGACCGATGGACAATCAAAGATTGCATACCGTTAACGCCCTCACAATTCACGAAGGCAGAGAAAAAACTTGACATTTATTTTATCACCTACTAAGGAGTGACCTGCCATGTATAATCCTATTTTCTTTGCAAATTTCACATCCCAAGCAAACTTAGGGCGAACTACTGGAACAAAACGATTCGATAAATTAAAAGATTGTGTTAGCTTCATGGCCGACAAATATGGATACATTATTCGCCAAGACGATAACGGAAACGCCATTAAAAAATATTGCAATGGATTTATACCATCTGCGCAAGAATCGTTAAGAATAACCGCCATCCTGCAATGTACTCATACACACTGAGGAGTGACCTGCCATGTACCCGACTACACCAATCGACCCTACCCTGCGTGCCCAAGTAGCCGAGCTATACAGTGGCGGCGGCCTGTACTTCGTAGACCTGCACGGGTACCAATGGTATGAGACAGCCTATACGGCCACGCACACCGCCACAGGCTTGCCAGTACGGGAGTGCTGGGCATTGCACAAGGGTGACAGCATACGCCTATACGCCTTTGCAGACGGGAGTTACTATATAGACTAACACTGCCCCTGCCCCACCGACCCGGCCACTGTGCCGGGTTATTTTTAGCCTTACGATTAGTCCCCTCACTACTACTCCCCTACTCTGTAGGCATGTCATTGTGTGTATGGTAATAGTGACTAGCCTGACCATTACCCATCACACTATGCCTACCCATACCACTAGCCACCTACCATGTACTAGGGTAACTATATCTAGACGCATAATGATATGACTCATTGTATGCCGACTCATCGATAGGTGTGTCACTGTGCGTAGAGTCATTGTGACCAGACTCAACGGAAGGAGAGTCATTGTGAGTTGACTCATGAAGGGGGTATACCCCCGGATTTAAGGCTATATCGGGCGCCTACCCGCTCCCCGTATATTCTGGGGTGATACCGAGTTGTTCTAACCTTACCTGTCCCCCTGCTCTAAATATAAGGTGGGGCGGGATCTCAAGGTGTTCAAGTCTGTACTTGTCCCACTTCCCGCTCTGCCATACACTGGTCCTGCCACAAAGCGAAACGCACAACTGAGTGCATATTAGCGGCGTGGCAAGGTCTGGGCTCTCTAGCACCATGGCAGTCTTCCCATCGTGCGAATCCGCCGCCGGGAGCCCGGACCCCTAACCAGACAACATCGAAGAAGGAATGACCACTGTGGACACTGAGGATAATACTAATGACGAAGCTTAATCCATTACACGCAGCAGCGCTGTCGAAGCATGAGATAATGCCGCAAGACCTCGACACCAGCCGAGGAACAGGTAAGACTACCCGTCAAGCCCTCTTGTTGCTGGCGGCGTGCATGAAACAGCCGGGCGTGCCAATCCATCCCAACCTCGGCGATGACGACAGTACGGAGCCGGGCCAGTCTAAATTCCGCCGGCAACAGGAAGTCGTCGAGCGGGCAAAGTGGTTGGCGCAAAATTCTGGACTCGAACATTTCCATATACCGAGTTCGGCGGCGCAGAATCAGCTGGTGTGGGAGTTCCGCATGCAGACGACCAAGCGGCCGAAGCCTGACCCGCGCATGCGGCCGGGACCGCCCCCGGCACCCCCGGTCCCGTACCCGATGGATGCGGACGAAGAAGACGACCTTTTTTCCGGCCCCAAGAGGATCTAACAATGCGACATGACGTAAGAACGATGCCCTATCGGGCCATGGTGTTGGCACTGGCAAAGGCTCCGAAGGACGTGCTGTCCGATCTCACACCGGAGACGGCCAACCTTGTCCACGCGGCGCTGGGTATCAGTGACGAAGCTGGCGAGCTGGTGGGCAAGCTGAAAAAACTGTCCATGTACGGCAAGGAGGTCGAGCCGCACACCATCCTCGAGGAGATCGGTGACCTCAAGTTCTACCTCGAAATGGTAATGGCTCATTACGGATGGACGTGGGAGGACGCGGACGCAGCCAACCAAGGTAAACTCGCAGAACGGTACCCCGAGGGGGTGTTTACCCGGGACGCAGCCATTAAACGCGCGGACAAACCGGGTGAAGGATGGTACCACTACGAGTTCGCGTCGTCGAATCGTCAGGGCTTTATTGGCCGGAAGTGGCATGCAGAATCGCGGGCTGAAGCCGATATGCAGGCCGAGTCTTACTCGACTAAACTGGCCGCTGACTTCGATTGTGGTAGCTGGCGGCACCGTCTGGACCGTTTCGAAGCGGACGAGTCATGAAACACGTGATCGTTGCCCCTGCGCTGTCAATAGCGCAGTGGGCTTACCGTCATAACCGGGACTTTGAGTCCGTCAACCGGGAGAACGTCAGATTTTTGACGGATCCTTGTGAAATCGATCGGATCAAAGGCTACCGGGCTACTGTCCATATTGTCACCTCACCGCGCCCGTTTGCGCTGACGCGGTCACAGGAGGACAACTGGACGCGGCTGGTCAGTGAGGTGCGTGTTTTGGCTAAACACTGCCCTCGGCGTATCACGTTGAAAGAGGTACGTTTGCCATGATCTACGCTATCGTTACCCCGACCAGGAGTGAAGATAATGACGCGAAGTGAATTCTCTGCCGGCGTATGTGCGGTGTTGGCACCGCGATTCGGTTCAGACGATAAGAGTCTCGCGGGCCTGTACGAGCACGTAGAGGCGATTGCGGACAAACACGCCGAGCTTTACGGCCCTTTTGACCCCGGAAACTTCGAATACTCCCCATCCAACCTCGAGCATACGTCTACCGTCGACCTCCCTGTGGACTTCCCGTCAGGTATAGCCTCTTTCAGCCCCGGTGACGGCGAAGTGAAGGTCAGTATCCATGATGACTGGGTCGAAGGTAAGGAATGGGCAGCCAAGCAGAAGATGGACGGTCCGGGTGACTTCGACGCTGTCTTCGACAAGATGGCAAACCGCGAAGTTGTCCAGTTCACAGACAAGGCTCGTGCCGGTGCCTATGCCTACATCTCTTCGCGGGCTACGGAACTGCTACGGCAGAAGTCGCTGGCGGCCGACGTGGGCATGGACATCATGGGCGCCCGGGCGCAATCAGAAGGCATGGAGCTTCCGACCATGCTTGTGGTCGGTGCTGACGTCGATGCTTTTCAGCTGAACATCCCAATGAAAGAGTCTGTCCGGATCCAAAGGGGTGAATACAAGATCGTACTCCATCGACTTTGATCCTTGTCCACAAGGTCTTGGCCATCCTCAGCGGTGGCCTTTTTTATTCACAAAATAACCCCTTGAGGTTCATAATTAGGGTCGGTTACACTTGTGGGAGCAAACGGAGATTTTGCGCATGTCTCATCGCCCCAATCTTTATGACGAGGTAGCAACTGTGAGTGACACGGGTTTCAAGCTTAGTGCGCGCAGTAAACAGCGCCTCTCCCAGATCCATCCGGATCTCCGCAAGGTTGTAGAGCGGGCTATCGAGATCACAGAAGTTGACTTCACCGTTCTGGAAGGCAAGCGTACTGTAGCCCGGCAGAAAGAACTGCTGGCTTCGGGCGCTACCACTACGATGAACAGCCGCCACCTGACAGGCCACGCCGTCGACCTCGGTGCTTACGTAGGTGGTGAGGTCCGGTGGGACTGGCCACTCTACTACAAGATCGAAACCGCTATGAAACAGGCCGCGGTTGATGTCGATATTCCGATCGAGTGGGGCGGTGACTGGAATACATTCAAAGATGGACCACACTATCAACTGCCGTGGGCTGAATACCCGGCATGATGGTCCACGTTGGGATCGTAAGTACGCTAGGGGTCGAGGCACCATGCCGCCCCTCCATCCGGAGAGGGGGCTTTTGAGATGTCAGAAAAGGACTCCGAAATGCCCGGTACTGTCCGGTCTAAACCAATTCTCGAGCGTCACGTGCAGTCTATACTGCTCGCTTTGATCGTCGGTGGGATCCTGTGGGTAGGTAACAATATGGTCACCTACGGACAGCAGATCGCCGTCATCAATTCCTCGATGGCGCAGCTACAATCTACGCTTACGCAGATGCAAACCGACCTGCGGGCCTCCAACGGTAAGTTTGCCGTGAAGACCGAAGTCGACGCCGCACTGGCTCAGGATCGATCCGATATCCGGAGCCTACGTGAGCGGATCACTACACTGGAAGCGAGGACGTCCACAAGTGGCAACTAAGAGCTGGAGTGACGTCGGTGACATCGTTGCCAAGTACGCCCCCGGGATCGCGGCTGACCTTGTCGGTCCTTGGGCGGGATTGGTTGGATCGGGTATCGCGCTCGCACTCGGTAAGGGTGACGACCAGACTCCGGAAGGCGTCTACGAGACGCTGAAGAATGACCCCGAGGCCATCAAAGCCATCGCCAGTGTGGACACCGAGAAGCTCAAGCTCGAAGGTATCAAAATCGAGTCTCGCCAGAAGGAAATGCAGAGCGCTCGCGACATGAATATCGCGGCGATCCAAGCGGGTCGCGGTGAAATTCAGGAGAAACTCGCCTATGCTATCATCGCATTGGGTTTTGGTCTGGTTGCGGCTGTTCTTTTTGTCCCCGGCGACTACATCAACGATCAAATGCGCAATTGGGCTTTTCCCTTTGCACAATCCCTCATCTCGATGGTGGTCGGTTTCTACTTCGGCTCAACGCAGTGGTCAAACCGTAACGCTGTGCCGTCCAACTCCATCGCGAACTCGAAGACCGCTGGGTTCATGGGCGAGGTCAAAACCAAGAAGTAGGATCTACAAAGACTTGTCTTGAACCCTCGGGCTTCTTTATACTCCAGCATACGGAGCAAAGGAGCCTTTTTTATGCCTGTACCGAAGCCATGGGAAACTGTCCAAAAGTCTTACGGCCCTGTTGAAGAGGGTCCGCTTGCCCGTGCCGAGCCTTCCAACTATGCCAAGCGCCTCCAAGGTAAGGAGGAGCGCGGCTACACGGCTCAAGAGATCGCCAAGCGTGAAGCCTTCATCCGGGAGTTTGTCAAGGACTGGTCTGTAAAGAATGCCGCCATCCGTGCGGGTATCTCACCGCAGAGCGCTTCGAAGCAGGGTAGCGAACTCATGAATGAGCGCTACGTGCAGCTCCGGATTAACGAGTACATCGAAGAGCTAGACGAGGATACGTTGATCGACCGTAAGAAGGTCATCATCGGCCTGATGAAAGAGGCGACCAACTTTGGACCGGGCGGTTCCTCCAATGCTCGCGTATCAGCTTGGAAGACGCTGGGCAAGTACCTCGGTATGGAGATCACGAACGTTAACGTCGACGTTACTCACAAAGGTAACGTAATGATCATTCCTGGCACCCAGTCGGATGGCCATGTGATCGATGCCGATGAGTGGTCGTCGACAGCCTCCCAATCACAACAGCAGCTGAAGAGTACCGTCCGTGACTGAGGTTCAAACTGAAACTAGCGAAAGTGGCCTGCGTGATGGCTATAACGTGGTGTGGGAGCCTCTCAAGGGTTCCCAGTCACTAGCTCTCACGTGTCCTTGTAATCACATTCTATACGAAGGCACACGCGGACCGGGCAAAACCGACGCGCAGCTGATGGCCTTCAGAAAGAATGTGGGCAAAGGGTATGGGGCATACTGGCGTGGTATCATCTTTGACCGTGAGTACAAGAACCTCGATGACTTGATAGCGAAGTCTAAACGCTGGTTCAATGCCTTCGACGACGGTGCCAAGTGGCACGCTGCCGGTAAGGATTTGAAGTGGACATGGCCAACAGGTGAAGAGCTCCTTTTCCGTGTTGTCAAGTCACCGGACGACTACTGGAACTACCATGGGCAGGAATTCCCGTTCATCGGTTGGAACGAGCTGACCAAGTATCCGTCCCCGGATCTGTACGAAGCGCTGATGTCGTGCAACCGCTCCTCGTTCCTACCCTCGCGGCATAGCCCGCTGAAGAAGGACGGCACCCGAGACCTCCTTCCCGAGATCCCGCTAGTTGTTTTCTCCACTACCAACCCCTATGGTGCGGGCCACAACTGGGTGAAAATGCGGTTTATCGACTGCGCGGCACCCGGCGAAGTCGTCAAGAACACCGCTGAAGTATTCAATCCTCGTACTCAGCAACGTGAAACGATTACGAAGACACAAGTTCGAATCTTTGGATCGTACAAGGAGAACATCTACCTCTCACCTGAGTACATCCTCGAGCTCGAGTCAATCAGTGACCCGAACAAGCGTAAGGCTTGGTTGTACGGTGATTGGGACGTTGTGGCGGGCGGCGCTTTCGACGACCTGTGGAATTCCGAGATCCATATCATCCCACGCTTCCCGATCCCGGAGAGTTGGTATGTTGACCGATCCTTTGACTGGGGTTCAACCCATCCATTCTCTGTCGGCTGGTGGGCAGAGTCTAATGGCGAGGACGTTGAACTCCCCGATGGGCGTGTAATCAACATCCCACGAGGGTCGCTCATTCGTATCGACGAGTGGTACGGCTGTGAGAAGCTCGGGCTAAACAAAGGTCTCAAGATGTCGCCCTCCGGTGTTGCACGGGGTATTGTGAAGCGTGAGGAACAACTCCTGCTGGACGGATGGATCAAGAAGTTGCCCTATGGTGGTCCGGCGGATGGTCAGATCTATGGTAAGCCCCGGATGGACCAAGAGTCTATTGCCGAGGTCATGGAGAGCCTAGATGTCCACTGGGAGAAGGCTGACAAGTCGCCGGGGTCACGTATCAATGGTCTACAGCTAGTGCGCGACCGTTTAGAACGTAGCGCCAACGGCGAGGGGTCTGGTATATACTTCATGCAGAACTGCGCCGCTTCCTTGGCAACCTTACCGGTGCTGCCACGTGATACGAATAACCCGGACGACGTTGATACGGAAGCCGAGGATCACGTTTACGATGATGTGCGCTATCGCTGTCTGGCCGCCATTGCTCGTCAGGCTGAGAACCTGACAGTACACCTGCCCTCTTGAGGACCATAAAATGCCAGTAGATCATATTCGCCAAGATGTCAAACAGTTCGAGCGCGACTACTGGTCAGTGACCCGTGATTGCTTCAACGGTGCGCCTGCGGTGAAGCGTCGTAATGAGCGCTACCTACCGATGCCGAACTCCGAGGACAACGAAAAGGAGAACAAGGATCGGTATAACGCCTATAAGACTCGGGCAATCTTCTACAATGTGGTCGGTCGTACTGCGCGTGGTTTCAAGGGTCTGGTGTTCGCCAAGGATCCTTCGAAGAATCTGCCGGACCAGATGCGCTATATGTACCAGAACGTCGATGGGGAAAACTGTTCCATTGACTCGCAGGCTGGTCAAGCGCTTATCTATGCCCTCCTCTATGCTCGCGGTGGTTTCCTAGTCAATTACCCCCACGTAGAAGGTGGCGCATCAGTCGAGGACGTCCAGAGCGGTAAACTGGGGCCGAGAATCACACTCTACGAGGCGTGTGATATCATCAACTGGCGTATCACTGGTAATGGGTCTGGTTCACAGCTCACTCTGTTGGTACTCCGGGAGAAGTATGCCGTCGAGGACGACAGCTACGAAACCAAGGAGTACGTGCGCTACCGCGAGTTGCGCATCGTGAACGGTGTCTTGGTTGTCAAGATCTGGGACACGACGGAGCTCTACCGTAGCTCGAACGCTTACCGTATCACCCGCATCCCCAGTTCGATCCTCAAGTCAGTTACTCCGCGCACCTTCAAACCGACCAAGGCTGACGCGACCAACTGGGAAGTGATCCCGTTCCAGATCTTTGGTGCCGACTCTAATGACTTTGAGCTCGAAGCCCCGCCGTTGTTCGACATGGCACTCGTGAACCTTGGCCACTACGTGAACTCAGCCGACCACGAAGAGTCGTCCTTCATGGTGGGCCAACCGACCTACTATATCCGAGGGTTGACCCAACGGTGGGTCGACGAGAACATGAAGAAGGGGCTCTATATCGGTTCACGCCGTGTGATCCCGCTTCCGGAGAAGGGTGAGGTTGGACTGGTACAGGCAGACCCCAACACGTTGCCCGGCGAAGGTATGAAGCACAAAGAACAGCAAATGATCGCCCTTGGTGCCAAGCTCGTCGAGAACGCTGGTGTTGCCCGGACGGCGACCGAGACGTCGAAGCAGGACGTTGTGGACAACTCGATTCTCGCTGTATGCGCACGCAATATCAATGCGGCTTATGCCCGTTGCATAGAGTGGTGTTGTCTCTACATCGGTATTGAGTTCGATGAAGACAAGGTCTACGAGCTGAGCGATTATTACGAGACCAGTAAGATGACAGCCCAAGAGCGCCAACAGCTGCTCGAAGAGTTCATTTCCGGTGCCATCGACCGTGAAGAGTACCGGACTAACCTCAAGCAAGGCAAGATTGCTTGGAAGGACGATGATAAGCTTGCCGACGATACCGAGTCGCGTAAGATGGCTTTGGAGTCTAAGAACGGTCCTCCGGAGCCAGCAACACCGGCTCCGAACCCCGGTCCGACCGCTGGTGAAACGCGATAAGGATCAAACCAACTATGGAACCCAGTGGACGGATCGTTTACATTGGTCCCGAACCCCGCGCAGTGCGCAAAAACG